GGATCTTCTGTATATGAATAAACTAAACTAGCTGGATCTACATATTTAACGGTAACACCTTCTGATCTATCAAAGTCAGTTTTTACTGCAGCAATACCTAATACACATAAATCATGATTTAATCTTCTTCTAGTTAAATCGTATTTATTACTTGATAATACATTGTTTATAACCTCTTCTTCAGCTACTTCAATAGACTCTTTATAATCCATTTGCATATGCAACTGTAAATCCTCTTCACTTTCCATTTCCATACCTACGCCTTGAGATTTAGAAACATCTAATCCAGTTACTTGTTGTATCTGCTGAATTAATTGCTTCTGCATCATATCTCTTTGTATGGCTTCAGCGTAAGCTGTTCTTTTCATTATAGACTCAGGGTCTTGAGCAAAAGCTTTAATCTCGTAATTTCTTTGTGACATACCGTTAACAACGATGTCTACAAACTTAGGTATAACTGGTACAGGTTTCCAGTCTAAATTTAAATATGATAAATCACCATTTATAGATAACTCATCTTTGTATTTTTGAACTGATTGTTCACCTCTTGCGTATAGTCTAAGTCTATGAAAATTGTTGTAGTTAGTATTAAACCTATCATAAGCTCCTCTGTCGTTTCTAAACCATTCACCTTCAATAGCTCTACCAACTTGTAAACCATATTCATATGTAGCTTTCTCTGCGTCTGGTACAACTTGATCAGGAAACGAACTGTTATAATTAGTATTTATCATTTATTTATTTTTGAAATATAACCACTGTTATCATATTTTTTAATGCCTAAGTGCATTGACTTCTTTTCTCTTTTAGCAACAGGAACATATCTATTCTTATTGCAAGCCATAATAGCTAAACCAGAACTAATAGAAGCATCGTGTTTAGTCCTATTGTTTATATTAAACCTAGACCAGTCTTCTAATGTCTTTTGATGATACATATCACCCATGCCAGTTTCAAGTCTTCCAACGTGATCTTCTATATAAGATTCTATAGCAGCTGCATGAGCTTGTTTAATATCTTCACTTGTGTTTGGTATTCCACCAATTTCTTTTTCTGTAGGCGATAGCTTATTCCATACTTTATCAGGACGGTTCATACTAAAACCTCTATAACCTCTTCTTCTTAAATAATATAAAAATCTTGGTTTATTATTTTCAGCTAATATTGGCATACCATAAAAATGTAATGCCATTAGTATTTCTTCAAAAAATATTTCAGCAGTCTGTGGTCTAGCTATGTACTCACAGAAAAAATGATTAGGTGGTGCATCTTCCATAGAAAACTTGGTTAGTCCATGAAGAGCTCCATTAGAACCCTTACCATCAACAGTACCAGATATATCGTAGCTATCGAGACCAAAAGCTCCCATGTGTTCATTACCAGGACATTTAACACCATTCTTTATAATCACTCTATTTTGAAGGTTTTTAGGTGGAACCCAAGATACGTTAAATCTACCATCTTTGTTAGGTACAAATTTAACCTTACCATCTTTAGTACCATTTTCCCACATAAAACTACCTTTAGTAGTAGTATTGTTAATCTCTTCGTTGTAGTCTATCTGCTCGTATATCTTAGTTAAATTAAATAAACTATTTTTAGTTTCATCTCTAAAAGCGTGCTGCTCTGTTCTTGGAAACTGCCTGTAGTATTCATTTAAACCGTCTTGATCCTGTTTTAAACCATCAACTTCATTTTCCCAGTGTTCTATTACTCCGACTGTAATTGGGAGATTGTCTGCTCCAATTGTTTTATTCTTTGGCGTAACGAATACAGGTGATCCAAAAGTATCCATGAATCCTTCGTAGTTCCATTCCATAGGGATGAAAAGAGAATAGAGTCCGCTAGAAGTTTGTCCGTTTCTATTTCTTTTTGTAACGTCTGAAGCGTAGTATAGTTTTTTGAAGTTGTCTCCACCTTTATCTAATGCGTTTGAAGTTGAGCCCATCATACACTTGCCTACGATTCTTGACCCTAGTCTTAGTGTAGTTTTTGTAACTCGCCAATTGTTTAATATATTGTCCGGTCTTTCCCATTTACCTGATTCATCGTGTGCTAATATCTTTAATTTCTCACCATCGTAAGAATTGTCACCTGTGTTTTTCCAATCAATAGTTGTATCAAGACCTTGTAATTCTTTTAACTTAACGTTGTCATCTAATTTACGTCTAGTAAGCTTTGAAGCTGGGACTCTATATGCCAGTTCGGTTTTTGGACGATCCATACCGTCTTGTATCGGTTTAAAGAAAAACGGATAGTTAACGGATATTGGTACAACTTTATCTGTGAACATTTTTTTAGCATCTGCTCCAGATTTTGATAATATACCGAATCTAGCATCAGATGATATTGTCGCTTGATTAACAAGCTCGGCCGATGACATAAAGGAGAAACCAGACCGTCTGTTTTTAAGGTAACACATTCCGTAACACCTGGTATCTGCTTTGCACGCTTCCCAGAATATAAAAAATAATCTATTTGCTTCTCTGTAATCTGGCGCTCCGATGTCAATTTTACTCCATTGTAAATACATGTAATGAGTGCCAGTAACGTAAGTAGGCACACCATTATTATAGAACCAATAACCTTCGTCTCTTTTTCTAAATTCATTGTCTATGTAATCAAACCATTCTTCTTTAAAATCACTTGGATAATCCTCCCAATCAAATCTACTTTTTATTCTACTTAATTGCTTTGGGTATTCTTGTTTTTCCCAGTATTGCTCCGCCTTGTTCTCGCTTCGTTTAAATGGTTCATTTGCTTTTGGTAAAGCAATGCGTAGGTTTTGAATTTCAATGATCTGTCCAATTTGTCCAGTTTTACTAATAACTACAAAGTCATAATCTGCATTATAACCATACCCCCATTTTTTTAATCTATTTTGTTTAGATAATAACTTAGGGTTAACTACATCTTTTAATTCTTTCCAAAGTGTTTGCTCGTAACTCACTTACTCCTCCCTTCAGCAAAACCTCTAAAGGTTCTTTCTTCTTTTTTATCCTTAGGCTTTTCGTTAAGTATATCTTCCTCTTCGTTGATCTTAGATAAGATCTCAAAAGCATCCATTATAGCTAGCTTTTTTGTAGCGGCAGCATTTTTAAGTCTGTCAGCTGAAACATCATCATCTGAGTCTACAATCTTTTCTTTTGCTACCTTTATTAGCTCTTCAATTGCTTTTTGCCCAGCTTGGATTATTTTCTTCTTCGTTTCCTTCGTGTTCATGGGTTACGGCTATATCATTAGATTTCATACAATAAAGGCGTTCGCCTTCGATAATAAACTCAAATTCTGAGTATGGTGTAAACACTACTAAGTCTCCAGGTTTTAATCCTACGCGTTCTAAGGACTTATTAGAATACTTTAGTATACCAAAGTACTCTTTCTCTTTTCTGTTGTATAGAGTGTTTATTTCCTTTATAGGTTTTACAAAGCAATAGTCTAAATGAGTCTTTAAATTATACATATAGATTTGCTCTAAGTCACAAAAGTATAGTTCATCTTTAAAAAAGGTGGCAGAGTTTCTTTCCTTTCCTTTCTGGTCATACCATCTTCTAAAAATGTTATGGTGAACATATACTGTATCTCCACATTTTATATCTGTATCAAAAGCAGCTGGAGTAGAAACAACAACTGCTTTTTTACTTATAAATTTGTGATCTTCAATACCAGTGTTGATAATAAGTTCTTTATCATCTACTTGCCTAACATTATCATACCTTTCACTATAAGGTTTAATAATAAAGTTATATAAACTTTTCATTAGTACTTTAAATCAAACTCTACAGCTATAGCCATATTACGATTAAATTTTTTCCAAGGTAAAACTTCATTGTTTTTTTCTATGTATATAGAATACTCACCTTCGTTTTCATTGTTAATTATATCGCATATAGTATGACCACCGTAAACCTCTTGACCTAAAGAATAATGCATGGCATCATTTTTATAATCAGATCCAATACTGATCTTTCTAATTACATTAGGCATCTTCTAAAACTTCTTCTTCTTTTTCTTCAATTTTAGTGTAAGTGCCGTCTTCAACATTAATGTTAATAGGACCATACTCTTCTTCAAGGGAGTTTTTAAACTTCTCTATATCTTGATTGACACCAGCTAGTTCGTGTAATAAGCCATGCTTCTGACTTTCTAAATAACCTAGTTGATGTAGTATACCATTAACTTGTTCTTGATGTTTGTTAATCTGTTCTAATTGTTCTTCTTTAATTTTCATTTAATTTAATTTAATTTAATTGTGTTTGTTTTACTCTCCAGGTCCTGCATTTGGATCTGTCCAAGCCGCCGTTGCCATCAAAGCCAAAGCTTCTTCATGATTCATTGTACTTACCGGAGTTAATGAACCGTTAGTAATAAAACTAGGCTCAACTTGGTAAGACAATAACCCTTGAGTGTTTGCTAAGTTTCTTCTCATTGTTTGAGCCGAAGACTGATTCACTTGACTGAACAAAATAGCATTTGTATCGTCTAAGTTTATTACTGCATAAGTTGTTGCCATTGTTTAATTGTTATTTGTTATCTTGTTGTTATTTATATATTTACTTGTTTAATTTCTTTTTTACGATGATATATCCGGTACGCTAGATGTTTTGTCATCAGCTGTCATATTAATTGAAAAAGCATTTTTAGTAGAGTTAGGTGCATTGCCTTGTAAGTTAGCTGGTATATTCATGCCTGTAGCTGTACCGCTACCTGTAGAACCTGGGCCATTACCTAATAGTTCTTGACCACTATCATTTACTCCAGTTAAGTTATTTGAACCTATTAAATCTGGACATGTCCAAGAACTTCCATTAAAATAACTATCACTACTCATGCTCCACCAATGTGTAGGATTTAAATTAGTTAAATCATTAGGAGTACCGCCATTATAAATACTTAATATACTGTCTGCTGATAAAGAAGAGTTCCAAAACGCCCAATTAGAAACACTACCAGTATATTGATTAGAAGTATTACTTGAGTTTATATTTTTTATAGTACCATTAGGACCAGCTCCTGTACCACCAGATGCAGTATCTTCTTGACCATTTATGTACATTTTTTTCGTACTAGCTGTAGAATCTACCACAACAACAATGTGAGCCCAAGTGTCATTAACTATAGCCCCAGTTGAACTCTTCAAATCAGTTCCATTCTGTTCTAATTTAGCAGACCAGTTTCCTCCAGAATAACTTAACACCAAACTACCATCATCGCCTGCTCCACTATCTCCAAAAATAACAACGTCACTTATTGAATCATAAATTGGCTTAACCCATATACTCCAAGAATAAGTAGTATTACCACCTGTTCCTATATCAATATCTGTACCTAAGTCAAAATATGTATCATCGGTACTTCCAGTCATATACATACTATAGCTACTATACGGAATACTACGAGTTAAATCAGAGTTAACTAAATTTGCTGTAGTCATACCTG